ATTGGTTTTCAGATGCAGGGAGTTTTATTCATAATCTCACTGCTCTGTCCAACGACAACGTGGTGGCCCGTTATGCTTACGTGATGCACCATACAAAGGTGACACGAGCATATACCGTGACTGGTATGCGCCCATACACGGGCGTAACAGGGCCAACGACCATATCTGCTTTTGAGACTATGGAGTCTAAGAAGCGGACACGGTCGACCCCTTACGGATTTGGCTTTGACATGAATGCCTTGTCAGGCACTCAGTCAGCCATTCTGGGCGCCCTTGGTTTAACCAAGGCTCCTGGAATCCTGCACTGAACCGGACATAACAGCCGGTATCAGCATAGCGAGGATGTAATCCCGCTGCAGGAGTAGGGTCTGGTAAAATGCCAGATCCTATCAATCCAACCGATAGGAACGTTGCATGGCATTCTCTGACCCACAATCTGTCACAGTTTCTGGTAGCGCCGTATCGCTTCCGCGTACGGGCTCTGGTGACTCATCTGGGACGTTTACGTCCGCAGATGGTATGTACCAGATGACTGTTTCGCACGCCTACGGGCGACGGAACCGTCGAACCATCAAACTGACGAGCACCAAACTGTCTGCTGACGCTCTGATTCCCACGCAGAACACGCGGTCATCGATGTCCGTCATCATGACTGTTGATGTTCCTGTTGCAGGATACACCGTCACGGAACAGAAGGCCGTCGCGGATGCGCTTATCGCGTATCTCACGACGTCCACAGGTGCTCGGGTCACCCAACTTCTGGGTGGTGAGAGCTGACAGACTTTCACCAGGAGAGGTCAAGCTGAGGATGTCCACCTTATTGTACAAGATAGGGGAACATGAAAAGCCTGATCGCGCTCCTACGGTGCATACTCGAAGAATCGGGTATGCGATGTGGCACTAGCACCGATCTCGACTTTAAGAAAGCCGAGATTCGGATCAAACACGAGGGGGTATCGTTCTTAACGATATCCCTGGCGCGCTTCGGCAAGGACTTCACAAAGTGCCTTGACGAAGGTTGCGTCGGGAACACCTCTTTTGCTGGTTTCCAGCGAAGAGGAGCTCTCCCCGAATTTCTTCGAGGTTTGCTTTCCCGTGTGTTCGATCCTATCAGTGGTCGGTTGCTGGACCCACCTGATATAGAAGCAATTCGTTGCATACGTCAGATTACTCTGATGTGGGCAAAGATATTGCCTGATTCTTCTCCTGGATTAGAGAAGATCCAGGTTTCACCGATTAGGGTGAAATCTGCTATAGCCAAGTGGATCCAGTGTGAGCAGGACATTCGTTCGTCCGATCGTTCACTCTTCTCTGAAGAGCGGAACGTCGAAGACTTCCAGAGAATAGGAAGCCTTCTTTGGAGAGATTTCTTCTCGTCTATAGACAACCGTCTCTACGACGAGATCCTCTCTCCTAAACACGGACCAGGTGCTACTGCCGATAAGCTTCGCGGAAACGCGAAGTATATACTTCGGCAGTGGACCGCTCGGTTGGAAGAGATATTCCCACATTGGGAGTACCTCGTTCCTAATCCGCAGTCGCCTGACCAACTCGATTGGTTGGGGAGCGTAGATGTCCTCGAACCTGGGGCTGAACTGCCCGTCAGGGTAGTTACAGTCCCTAAGACGCTGGACTCTCCTCGAATCATCGCTATTGAACCGACTTGTATGCAGTATATGCAACAAGCCGTTCTCGCGATGTTCGTGCAACAAATCCCTCGTTTTTACCAAACTAGGGAGTTCATGCAGTTCGAATCTCAAGAGCCAAATCAACGGCTCGCGAGAGAGGGATCCCTCACTGGGAACCTCGCCACACTTGATTTGAGTGAGGCTTCGGACAGGGTGTCCAATCAGCATGTACGGCTCCTTGTTAAAAATCATCGGTGGCTTTCACAAGCCCTCGATGCTACAAGAAGCCGGAAGGCTGATGTGCCTGGCTATGGCGTGAAACGCTTAGCCAAGTTCGCGTCTATGGGTTCAGCCCTCTGCTTTCCTATGGAATCTATCGTCTTTGTGACGGTAGTATTCCTAGGAATTGAAAGAGCGCTCAACCGCAGACTGACCAACGAAGATATTAAATCATTCGTTGGCAAGGTGCGCGTCTACGGAGACGACATAATTGTCCCCGTCGACTATGTGCAATCGGTGATGGAGGCCCTCGAAACCTTCGGTTTCGTTATAAATAGGCACAAGAGTTTCTGGAACGACAAATATCGATTCCGTGAATCTTGTGGAGAGGACTACTACGATGGGCAATCGGTTTCCGTTTGCCGCGTTCGTACTCTTCTCCCTCTTAACCGACGGCACGTTCGAGAGGTGGTGTCAACGGTGTCTTTACGTAACCAGCTTTTTGGAGCTGGTTGGTATCGCACCGCCGAATGGCTTGACGAGAGGATTGGAAGGATTATTCCTTTCCCCTTCGTTGAGCCGACATCTCCTCTCCTTGGTCGTCATGGTTCGCTCAAGGATATTCTAGAACAGGATATCCGCCATGACGAGGATCTACATCGTCCTTTGGTAAAGGGGATGTATATCCGTGCGCCGAAGCCAGCGTCCAAGCTGGATTCGTACGCAGCCTTGATGAAGTGGTTCTTGTCTATTACTCCTCCTTTCGGAGAGGAGCCTCCACGTCTTCTCCCGTGGTGGGAGGTCGAGAGATCTCCTCTAGACAAGGAACACCTTGAACGTGCCGGACGATCCCGCAACGTCCACATCAAAGCGGGCTGGGGACCTGTACGCTAATCCTTACGTACAAGTACCCAGGGGCCTTACTCTCTACCATAGGTAGAGGGTAAGGGCGGCCTAAGGCCGCTGAGGGAGC